CTACTGGGATCGTCACGGCCCTTGTCAGTTCGATCAACGCAGCGACGGGTACGACCGGACTGACGGCAACAAGTTACGGATCTACCTTTCTTGTCAGCCATGGGACTCTAGACTTCTCTCTGAAGGTCTCCGACTCAGGAGGCGGGAGCCTCATGTCCTGCGCCAAGGGCAAGGTCAGCAGACTTGCAGACCTCCCGTTGCAGGCAAAGCACGGGTTCAAGGTTGCCGTCGGGGCGGCGGTTGATGAGCCTGAAGCGAGTGACTACTACGTTGAGTTCGTTGCCAACGACGGAGCGAGTGGTACTGGATTCTGGCAGGAGTCCGTCGGGTTCTTGGTCAAGACAGGCTTCGACGCCACAAGCCTCCCATTTGTCCTGGTCCGGAGGAGTGACGGTCATTTTGCCTGCTTCCGTCCGTCGTGGACCACCCGGACCGCCGGCGATTCCTCGTCGTCACCGGACCCGAGCATCGTGGGCAGGAAGATCAAGGACATCTTTCTCTTCAGGAACCGACTCGGGTTCGTCGCCGATGACAAGGTGGTCCTGAGCGAGAGTGGCTTCTACTTCAACTTCTTCCGCACGACGACCACTCAGATCCTCCCGACTGATCCCATCGACGTCTCGGTAGGGCACAGCAAGATTGCATCGCTCGAGGCCGCCGTCCCGTGGGACGAAAGACTCATTCTCTTTTCCCCCCTCACGCAGTTCAGCCTTGGTTCGGGCGGGGACACCGTACTGAGCCCGGAGACGGTCGAGATCGTCCAGACCACGGAGTTTGAGAATGCTTCGGATCTTTGCCGCCCTGAGGCAACCGGGCGGTCCCTCCTGTTCCCGCAGCGTCGTGGTTCCTATGTCGGAATGCGTGAATACATCCGCATCTCCACGGACGAGAAGTACGACGGGATGGACATCACCGCGAATGTCCCCTCGTACATCTCTGGCTCCCCGACGCAAATCGCCGTAAGTACGCACGACTCCACGGGATTTGTCAGGACATCCGACGGGGTCTGGAACTACAAGTGGTTCGTGAACGGCACCGAGAAGATCCAGTCTGCATGGAGCAGGTGGGACTTCGGGTTTGATGCCGTGATCCGCGGCATGGAGTGGTTTGACCACAGCCTGTACCTCGTCTTGACCCGAGGAGGTCAGACGGTACTTGAGCGGGTTGACTTTGGCGGGCGATTCCTTGACGCCCCCCTTGATTGGGGTGTCCACCTGGACCGTCGCCTGAAGGTCTCCTGCACAACGACTGGAGCTCCGGCTGGCTCGAGCATCATCGACGTTTCCGGCCTTGACATCAACTTCACGGGCTTGGGTGTTCAGGTGATCGTGAACGGACTTCAGGCGAATGTTGAGTCCGTTTCTGGATCACAGATCGTCATTACGGGGCGATACAACTCATCTGAGGTGTGGATCGGTGTTCCCTATGAGATGACCTGGACGTTCTCCCAGCCGTTTGTTAGGAACGGGAGTGCGGCCATTGTCGATGCCAAACTCCAGCTCAACTACCTGACCTTGTCCTTCGAGGACACCGGGTACTTCACTACGACGGTGCAGCCGAAGTACCGGGACCCGTACTCCTATCTGTACTCCGCTGGACACGTCGGATCCAACCTGACGGCCGGTGCGGCGTTCCTCGGTACCTCGTCATTCCGCTTCCCGATTCATTGCAAGTCTGACGAAGCAAAGATCACCGTGAGCAGCTCGTCGTTTCTCCCGTGCCGAATCCAGAGCGCGGCCTTTGAGGGTCGCTACACCACCCGTAACCAGCCCGTATGACCCCCCATGTGCGCCCCTCGCTCGAGTCCGACTGCGGATTCATCGCCTCCCATCTCCGGGAAGCCGACAAGCGGGAATGCGACCTGTGGGGGGTTGATCCGCTGCATTCGCTGCGGCAAGGTCTCGCGTACTCGCTGCAACCGCTCACCGTCGTCGGCCCCTCGGGATCACCGACCGCCATGTTTGGGGCCACCTTCGGGAACTCATCGGACGCCACCGTCTGGCTCCTCGGGACTGACGAAATCGTGACGTTCCCCATGACGTTTCTGAGGCAGTCCAGTATGTGGGTAGATCACTTGTGTCGGCCCCTGCGGTGCTCGGACAAGATCACCGGGATAGGGAACTGGGTGGATCGTCGAAATGATCGACATGTCTCATGGCTCCTTTGGATGGGCTTTGAGATGACATCGCCATCCATGAAGGATGAAGTCGAAATCGGATACTTCCGAAAGGCATTCTGAACAACCATGTGTCTCCCAATCCTTGCCCCCATCGGGGCGGCCCTTGGTGCCTCTGCGGCACAGGCGGCGGCAGTCGGGACCATGGCGACCCTCGGGCTTGCAACGTCTGCCGCCGGGGCCGCTATGTCCTTCGTCGGGCAGTCACAGGCTGCTTCGGCGCAGCGGTACCAGTACAGCGAGGCTCAACGCCTTGCGAACGAGAACCTTCAGCTCCAGTACCGGCAGATGGCCGTGCGGCAGCGGGAAGAGCAGATTTCCAAGGCGCAGCAGGTCCAGCAGATCCGCATGGAAGCCGAGCAGGCGTTCGGGTCTATCCGTGCAGAGAGCGGAGAAAGCGGTGTGTACGGAAACACCGTGGACATTCTGATGCGGGAGTTTGAGCGTCAGCAGAACGAGTCACTCTCAAACCTCGACCTGAACTACGACTTCAGGAACAGGCAGCTCCAGATTGAGCAGCTCGGTATGCGGGGGCGAGCCGAGAGCGCCATGATCCAGGCGTACCCAAACCAGACCGCCCCGAGCATCATCACGCCGCTCCTTCAGGTTGGTGGCTCGGCGCTGAACACGGTGAACATGTACGGGAACTTCTCAAGGATGCCGGCGTTCGGCGGCAACCCGGCCCCCCAGGTCTCGAGCCTTGCCCGACGCGAGGCATTCGTGGCCGGGCTTCCTGCCTTCTACCGCACCCCCGGAATGAACCGCTGGTACTGAACCGATGGCAAAGTCCCTCACCCCAAACGACCTTACTCAGGTTGCCATTCAGCCTTCGGCTTCCCCCGTCTCCCTAAACATCCTCCCGGCCCCCGGGCAGCGATTCAGCGGGAACACTCTTCAGCAGATTGGTGAGTCTCTGGCAGCCTTCAGCCCATCCTTGCAGGGGATGCTTGCTCAGAGAGTGGAGGAGGACAAGCGGGCGCTGGCTGCCCAAGGGGCGGCGGTTGACTTCTCCCGTGCCTTTGACGTCGATCCGAATGCCGCCCCAGAAGATCGACAGCGGGCGCTCAATGAAGCGTTCAAGGAGTCGATTTCGAGGCAGGGTGGCCCGGACTCAGCCAACCCATTCTTTCTAATCGCTGCACGGCAGAACTTCGGGCGAACGGTCGGCCTGCGCTATCGGAACGCCCTCGCATCGCTCCGTGAGAAGGCTACGGATCCGGACAACCCGGTGGCGTTCGGGGAGATCGCCCGTCAAGCGGCAGAGATGGCAGGCTCAGACGCGGTCACAGACGATGTCTATGGAGCAGCTGGGTTCGCCTCGGTAGCGCAAGAAGTAAACGCCGAGATGAGCGGGCGGTTCCAAGAGGAACTACGCAAGCGGCAGGACTTCCTCGCGGTGGAGCGCACCCAGCAGGGGATCGCGGATGGCCTTCTCACGGCTGCGGCAAGCGGCTCTGACTTCACTCCCGAATCGCTTGTCGGGCAGACCATTCAGCGGTCTATCGACGCCATTCAAACCACCTCGTCCGACCCTGAGACCGCACGAAGGACGGTCATCGGTGCGGCCCAGATTGCCTTGGGACAGATCAAGGACGAACAGGATGCCGAAGAAGCCGTCGCAGCCTTGAGCGAGATGCGGTTCGGGAAGGCATCAATCAGAGAGAACCCGGCATTGTTCGTCCAGCTCCTTCGGATCAAGGATCAGCGACTCGACGAGATTGCCGCTGAGGGTGCCCGAGGAGAACGAATCCTGAAGCAGCAGGTTCAGAGAGGGATCCGGGAAATGTATGCCCTCGGACTCAACGAAAAGGTGACCCGGGCAATCATGGACGGCAACCAAGAAGGAGCGCAGCAGGCGGTTGAGTCGGTGTTCGATCAGTACATCACGAACAACCCGGATACCTCCCCGACGATCCGAGACGCCCTCCGCAGGGAACTCCAGCTTGAGTTGGACCCGCTCTACGGAGCGGTCAGCCGGCAGCGCAACGCATCAAACGACGCAGCCTTTGAGAGCGGGTTTGGGCTCATTGACGATGGGACCATCATTGATTCAGGCGTCCTCAGAATGTGGGCGCAGGACAACCAGCTGACCATCGAACAGCAGATGCAGCTCAACCGATACTTCTCGGAGAACGTCGGTGTAGTCCGATCCTCGGCCTCCTACTACGCGCAGAACAAGGGCAAGGAGATCATTGGTAGGGTTCTTCAGGGAATGGCCGCAAGCGGGAAGTTGCCCATGGGGATGAACGGGCAGCCAACGGTTACACCGACTGCACAGGATGAAGCACAGGCGCTTGAGGTTGAGTGGCGTACTGGTGCCTATGAGCAAGTCCAGAAGTTCGTCCGAGGGGACGTCCGAGACCCCGCATCGGGTTCTTCCTACCAGGACATCAAGCAGCAGAGCGGTGTTGAGACTGCTAACCGAGCGATTAGCGGTGTACTTGATGCGTGGTACGACAAGCAGATTGAGGCGTACAACCGAAAGAGCACGGCTACCAAGGCAGCAGTCGATGCCGGCCTACAGGTCTCCGCGCAGTCTCCTGCCGCGACCTTTGCCGAGGAATCCGCATCGTCTCAGAAGATGGTCTACGACACCATCGCCAAGCGCCTCGAGTCGGAGACGATGAACGAGCAGCAGCAGAAGACTGCCGTACTTGAGGCCATTGAGACCGAAATCGCTGATATCAAGCGAATTGGCTACGAAGTCGGATTCGGGTATGGGCGGGCCTTCGACACCGTCCAACTTGCTGATCGCCTCGGGTCCATGTGGCGGGTGGCTTCTGAGAAGGGGACTGTAGGGGTCAAGCAGCTCGGATGGGTGTGGGATTCAAGCGTCGCCTTTACCCCGGACGTCATCCTCCACCACTACGGCAAGGTCAAGCGGAGCATTGCCAATGGGCTGGACGCTTATGAAGTGATCCGAAACGAGACCAGAGACGGACTCCCCGTGTTTGGTGTGGTGCTTCCGCAGCGCCGAGATGCTGTCGGGTACGCATTCTCGGTGCCCCTGTTCTCCTCTCTCGCACAACTTGGAGAAGCCGGTACGGTCAACGAGGTCATGGACGCCATGGCCATCCCGACGGATCTTCGACAGCAGTTTGTGGCCCGTCAAGCAACCCTCGTCCGAATGCGGGCGGCGGTGTCTGCCGAAGCGGAATCACCTAACAAGGTCAGCCCAATCGACTGAACATGCAGGACAACCAGAACTCCGGGCGGTACTTCTCGCAGGAAGAACTCGACGCCATCGTCTCCGGGGCTGTCGTGCCAAAGATGCCGACTGACCTCGGGGCTCCCCAGGAAGCAACCGGATCGTCTCCTGTGTGGGATACCGCGGACACCCTCATGGCTGTCCCGCGGGGTGCCGTCGGGGCGGCGAAGGGCGTATGGAACTTTGCCGATTGGGCAACCTTCGACCTTCTCCCGGACTGGCATACCAATCCCCTCGGTTCGTCCAAGTCGATGGTGGGTGGTTTCGTAGAGGGAATTGCCCAGGTCGGAACCGGAATGCTTGTCGGTGGCGGAGTCCTTGGGGCTGTCTCCAAGATTCCGGGGGCCGTGGGTACGGCTGCTTCGTGGCTTGGAGGAGCTGGGGGCGGCGCGGCAGGCATCGTCCGTTCCGGTCTCTCAAAGGGAGTCATTGCTGACTTCGTCGCGTTTGAGGCCCACGACGCCCGACTCTCAGACCTCCTTGTTCAGGCGGACAACCCCCTCCTAAACAACGTCGTCACGCAATACCTGGCGTCCGACATGAAGGATGGAGAGCTCGAGGGCAGGCTCAAGAACGCCCTGGAGGGCGGCGTGACTGGCGTGGCCCTGGAGGGTGTCGTCTCCTTGCTCAAGGGGTCCGTAAAGGCGTCCAAGAACTACCGGGCAGCAAAGGCGGCCGGTCGCTCTGAAGAGGAAGCAGTCAAGGCTGCCATGGACGCGGGTGCGTCCGACATCCGGCGGGGAGAGGGGGTCCTTACCAAAGAGCAGGACGACCTCCTTACCAAGGCTGAGTTTGAGCAGGCCAGTCGGGTCGGTGGTCCCAACTACAAGGTTGATGAGGTTCGAGCAACCGCAGTCGATCCCAATGTCGCCAAAGAGATGAAGGACATCTTGGCTGGTGGAGGGGACCGAACCGCCATCCGAGACGCGGTCAAGCGATACGACGACGCTGGGCTCATCAACTTCAACCGCATCCTTCGCGGGCAGGGGACGGACGAGGAGCTCTACGAGGAACTTGTCGGAGTCCTTCGGCAGTTCGAGGCAAATCCTCGGTCGTTCTCTAAGGCACCGAAGGGAAGCAACAAGGCAACTTCCGACGCGGCCAAGGCTGCCCTGCTCGCCATGGAAGAGACCGGCGGAGTCAACATTGCGGCCATGCGGGCCATGGTGGAGAAGGGGACCATCACGGCCAAGGAGGTGTTTGATCTTGCCCCCGTGCTCGAGGGAGTTGAGATGCACCTTCGGAGCAAGATGCTTGAGGCCCTCCGAAACCCGTCTGCCGCCGATCCCGTGCTAATGGCAAAGGCGTGGACATCCATTGCCGGAAGCGTTGAGAAGTTCTTCTCATACGCGGGCAAGACGCTTCAAGTCCGTCAGGCATTCGATACCTCTAAGCGGTTCATGGACGAACTCTCAAGGCTCTCGCCAGAGCAGCGGAAGATCATGGCTGAGAGCATGGCGGACACCCTTCAGTACCTCGTCCTTGACCCCAAGACTGGCAAGGAGATGGCGAAGGTCCTGACCGAGAGTTCAATGATGAAGGGGGTCCGAATCATCACGGAACTCCACCGGAACTCCATCCTCAGCGGCCCCAAGACTGCCGCCGTCAACTTCTGGAACGGGGTTCAGATGCTTCTCCAGCCCGTCGAGCGCGCCGTCGGGAGACTTGGTTCCGGGCAAACAGACATTGCGGCCCGGGAACTCTCGACGATTACTCGCTACATGGGGGAGAGCCGGGAGGCTGCCCGAGCCGCAGCGGCATCGTTCATCGCTGAAGGCGACTCAATCGCACTTGGACGAGGTAACACCCAGTTTGGTGAGTTCAGCCCACAGCGGGCCGTCTCAAGCCGTAACGCCAGATTCCTGAACACGGTTGATCCGGCTACCGGAGGGGTGAACAGGACCGTTGCCGGAACCGCGGTCGATTTCGTCGGACAAGTCGTGGGCACCCCGACTCGCTTGATGGGTACCTCAGATGAGTTCTTCACGACCCTCTCAGCGCGGTCGGAAGCCGATGTCGTACTCCGCCGGATTGTCGCCAAGAACATGAAGCGTGGGCTCACCGACTCTGCGGTCAGCGCAGAGGTGCATCGTCTCAAGCAAATCATGTTTGTTGACGGTCAGCTCTACACCCGAAAGACCGTACTTGAGCGGGGGATGCGAATGGCGCGGGAGAAGTATCTGCCGAAGGCTCTCCTCAAGACGCTTTCCGATTCCATCGCGGCAAAGACCGGGGCGTCCGCAACGGACCCCTCGGTGGTCTCCGAGGCGAACCGGATGTTCAGCCAAATGATCGACCCCTCCACGGGCAAGGTCAAGTCCATGGCGGAAATCCGAAAGATGCCCGATGCCGACGTCTTGATCCCGAGCCTGGATGCCGCAGGTGGGAGAGCCGTCGCGGAGCCGCTGTTCCTCTCGGAGGTCCAGCGATTCGTTGACCAGAACTGGGACCAGTACGTCGATTCGGACATGATGCCAATCGGTGGGCGTTTCCAGGATCAGGTCGGTCAGGACTTCAGGATTCTCCAGCAGGCATCTCGGGAGATTGAGCGCCGCGTCCGGGAGACCACCTGGAAGCGCGACTACGAGGACATGGCGGAATCGTCGGTGTGGGGTACCCGTCTCGTCGGAAACATCGGCCGAGCTGTGTCTGGAGCCGTCAATCAAGTCCCGGCACTTCAGCTAGTCGTTCCGTTCATCCGGACTCCGACCAATCTGCTCGCGTATGTCACGGACCGGAACCCCATCGGCCGCGGTCTTGCGTGGGTGCAGGCGGCGCGGGCCGGGGACAAGGAAGCCATGGCCGAGGCCATCGGCAGATTCTCGACCGGCACGGTCTTCTACACCACGGCAGTCGCCTTGGCCGCCAATGGGATGATTACGGGCAAGGGTCCGAAGGACACCGAACTACGCAAGCAGCTCCTTGCCGCGGGGTGGCAGCCGTACTCGTTCCGAATCGGAGATACGTTCCTGTCCTACGGACGAAACGACCCGGTGGCGACCTTCTTCGGGCTTGTGGCGGACACCTTTGAAGTCGCTAACGCCACCTACGACCCGACCCCAGACGAGCTCGGTGCTATGGAGACGCTGTCCAAGGCGGTCCTCACCTCGGTCGCCAACAACGTCACGACCAAGAGTTACCTGCGCGGTATCTCGACGGTCATTGAGGCACTCGGGGGTAATGAGGCGGCAATCGGCCAACTCAAGCGGCAGTACGCGGGTGCCGTGGTCCCGAACTTCCTTGCCCAAGGCGAGAACTACGTCCTAGATTCAGACATCCGTGAAACCAGGACGATGCTTGATGCCATTCGCGCACGGACACCGTTCCTGAACGACAACGTGGACAAGGTCAGGAATGCCACCGGCGACCCGATCTCCGGTGCTGAGGGTCCGTTCAGCATGTGGCTCCCAACGAACGCACGGAGACTCAGCAAGGACCCAGTCAAGCGGGAGCTCGCCTCGAGCCTCATCTCAGTCGGGTCGCCTCGTCGGGTACTTCCCGGCGGGATTGACTTGAAGAACATCAGGCTCAAGAGCGGACAGTCTGCTTACGACCGTCTTCAGGAGCTTTCCGGTGAAGTCCGGATTGGTGGGCGAACGCTGAAGCAGCAACTCCAGTCCCTCATCTCGAGCCCCTTCTACCAGGGTCTCCCAGAGATGGGTCAAGACAATTTTGACTCCCCCCGTGTGTCCCTCGTCCGAGGAAACGTGTCGTCGTTCCGTCGGGCAGCAATGCAGCAACTAATGAAGGAATCCCCGGATCTCGCCGTCGCGGTCGCCAAGAGCCGCGAAGCCAAGGCGTCCATGTTCCGCTGAGAAACACCCATGCCAGAGTTCTACGAACTTCCGTACAAGGCCCGGACCTTCTACTCAGGTGACGGGGTCCAGAAGGACTTCCCGATCTCATTTGCCGGCGGCCCCCCGCTTGCAAGAGAGCACGTCCAGGTGTTCCTGAACCAGGTGTCCTACTCCTCCAACTGGAGCATCGTCACCATTGGTGGGCAGGACTACGTCAGGTTTGTCGATGCCCCTCCGCAGGTCACCGGGGGCGTCCCGAACGTCATGCTCAAGCGCGTGACCCCGGCAGATGCTTCCAACCGGGTAGTTGACTTCACGGATGGTTCCATCCTGAGCGCCGCTGACTTGGACAAGGCCCAGCTGAACTCTCTGTACGTCAGCCAAGAATCCTCTGACCTGTTCCTCGATCAGGGCGGGGCGGCAGTCAACGTCAACTTCGACCAGACCATCGGAGGCGAGAAGACCTTCACCGGAGTCGTTGAGGTGGCCCAGAGTGGTGCCTTTGTCCACAGACCCGGCACTCCGATCTCGAAGGTCTCCATTGGAAAGCAGTACGTCCTTGCCGCGGCTTCCGTAGATGGTTCGGTTGAGTGGATGCCGACCACGGTGTCCGCAGAGAACCTACCCACCAATGTCGTCCTCACCGACACGCCCGCATCATCAGCACAGGTCATCACCGGACCGAAGAAGTTCGAGAACACCGTCGAGGTGTTGAACAACGGGCTGAAGGTCTCCTCAACCGGATCAGCTAACAAGGCTCTGGTGTCCACCGACAACGCCGGGACCATGGGCCTCCAGCCCATCGTCAACGGGGTTCGCCTCGGATCCGCAAACGCAGCCGTCTCTACCGGAACTGTCACGATCTCCCCGGAGACCATCGGGGCATTGTCCGCGAACACGCAGGGCGGGGCCACTCAAACGGTTTCCGTCCCGGTCAACTTCACGGCATCCATTGGGCTTGGCGATGACGCTTCAGCCGACACCCTGACCATCAACAGCAGCCTCGTCATTCCGCCGAACGCACAAAACGGGAAGATACTTGGGTGCCTTGATTCACAGGGTTCGGCTGCATGGATTTCGCCGCCAGCAACCGGAATCCTTAGCGTCAACTCTGAGACTGGTCCGCATGTGGTACTTGACGCTGCGGACGTCGGGGCCGTTGGGACTAGCGGAGCACAGACCGTGCAGGGCGTCAAGACGTTCCAGGACGGAGTTGTACTCGGGGACAACAACACCAAAAATGTCCTCATCAACGGAACGCTCAGGTACACGAACAGCCTGTCCGAAACTAACCAAGCCGGGAGAGTGTTGACGTCACAGTCTGACGGGACTGCCACTTGGCTTGATGTCCCGCCTACTGGTGTTGTTTCAGTCAACGGCAATACTGGACCTGCGGTGACAATCACGGCGAGCGGGATTGGGGCAGTTGACACAGGATCGACCCAGACGATCACGGGCGAGAAGAAGTTTGAAAACAACGTATCTCTCGGCACAAACACCAACCAGACGGTGGATGTGAAGGGCAACCTTCGATACGCGGTCGGTCCGTTCGGAGTGGGGAAAATCCTCACTTCTGATGGGGGCGGAAACGCATACTGGGCATCGGCTCCCGCGACCGGAGTGACGAGTGTAAACGGGCAAACTGGACCGGCCGTGACTATCACCGCTTCCGGTCTCGGTGCTGTCGTCTTGGACGGTTCTGCGCAAACCATCAGCGGCCCTATCTCGCTTACAAACAATGTGATTCTTGGTGACACGGAAACTGACACCGTCACCGTCAACGGCCGTATCAAGTACCCCATTACCGGGTACGGGGCAGGCAAGGTCCTCTTCTGCCAGAACGATGGCGAGGCTGTGTGGAACAATCTCCCAAGCTTCGTCACGTCGGTCAACGGAAAGACTGGCGCAGGGAACAGCGGTGCAGTCACGCTCTCCGCAGCCGACGTCTCGGCTGTTGGCGTCAGCGGAGACCAGAACATTGGCGACACCAAGACCTTCACGGGGACGGTGTCGGCGAACAACGCAACCGTCACGAACTCCCTGAGATACTCGGTCGGCACCAATTTGGCCGGAAAGGTCCTGACCTCTGACGCCTCAGGAAACGCCTCTTGGGCAAGCCCGCCGTCCACGGGAGTAACCTCGGTCAACAACCAGACGGGACCGTCGGTGACCCTCACGGCATCGGATGTTGGCGCGGTGAGTGTGGCGACCACTCAGGAAATCACGGGGGCAAAGACGTTCTCAAACAACGTCAATCTCGGTGTAGACCAGTTTGACATCATCACGGTCAACGGTGAGTTCCGTGTCCCGGGCGGAACCGCTGGGCAGGTCCTCACCCAGACTGCCGCTGGCAAGGCCATCTGGCAGACGCCGGAGCCTGCTGGCGTGACGAGCGTGAACGGTGGGGCAGGGGCCGTGACCATCACGGCCGCAGACCTCGGTGCGTATACGGCACAGACGATCCCGACCGCAACGACCGGGCAGAAGGGACTGATGCAGGTCGGGAGCGGGCTCTCCGTCAGCAATGGCGTGGTCAGCGTCGATCAGAACGCCACCCTCCCTGTCGCCTCGGCTACCGTTCTCGGCGGTATCAAGGTCGGCAGCAACCTGTCGATCAACCAAGATGGAGTTCTTTCGGCCGCTATCAGCCAAAACACCGGGGTTACTAAGTTCAACAACCGAGCCGGAGATGTCGTCCCCTCAAATGGTGATTACACGGCAGCTCAGGTCACTAATGCCGTTACGACGAACTCCGCGCAGGATGTCTCTGGGTCCAAGAAGTTCACGGCAAACCAGACCGTCTCTACCGCCACCCCTGCCGTCGGAGTGAATGGGTCGTCCGGTGTTCTCCTCAACACCTCTGGCCTGATTCAAGCGCAGCGAACCTCCGCCAATGACCGTGTCTTCCAGGGACATGCCCCGGCTGGAGGGGTGACCTCGTACATTGAGTCCGACGGCGATGCGACGTTCAATGGCGTCGTGACCGCCAATGGTGGGTTTGTTACGACGGCAGGGATGACCGTCGGCGACAACACCACCGACGGGATCAACATCACCGGAACCCTGAAGATTTCTGGTAACGGAACGCCAGCAGCAGGGAAGGTGCTGACATGCACCAACACTACCGGCAACGTCGAGTGGCAGATGCCGGCGAACGCCCCGGTCACGACCGTAAACGGCCTCAACGGGAACGTGAGCATCAGCCTTGACGGCGAGGCCAGCCCCACCGGAAACTTGGGCGGCGTCACCAAGGGAACCATTCAGAGCATCAGCGGAGCCAAGACGTTCACCGCTGCGACCAGCTTCACCAACAACGTCAACCTCGGAGACGGGGCCGCTGACATCATCAAGGTTGATGGGACGCTCCGTATCCCGTCCGGGGCCGTCGCCGGCCGCTATCTTCAGTCGAACGCCAACGGTGATGCGTCGTGGGCAACGATCCCAACTGCGCCCGTGTCATCCGTCAACGGGGCAACTGGGGCCGTAACGATCATTGCGGACGGAACCGAGACCTCGACCACCAAGAGTCTTGGGGCCGTTGACAAGACCAGCAATCAGACGATTGGCGGTAACAAGACCTTTACCGGGACGGTCACGTTCAACAGCAACGTCACCGTCGGCGCAACCACGGCGTCAACCCTGACGGTCAATGCTTCTCCGACGTTCCCCTCCGGAGCGGCGGTTGGCCGCGTCCTGACCTGCGTTGACGCCAACGGAAACACCCAATGGTCGGACCCGACCGCCCCTCCGGTCACGTCTGTCAACGGGCGAACCGGAGCTGTTGTCATCACGGCAGACGAAGTCAATACCGGCATCGGCGCGGTGACGAAGAGTACGAACCAAACCATTACTGGAGAAAAGACGTTTGATGCTGCGGTTTCGTTCAACAACAACGTCACACTCGGAAATGCTGCCACAGACAATACAGTTGTAAACTCGGGTTTGAGAATTACGTCCGGCTCTCCCGGTGCAAACAAAGTTCTTACCTCCGACGCTTCTGGAAATGCGTCATGGGCAACACCGGCAGCACCTCCGGTGACCTCAATCATCGTCGGCGGACAGACATACACGGGCAACGTGACGATCACCCCGTCCATGCTCGGCGTCCCGACTACCGCGGGAAACACGACTATTAGCGGTGCGTACACGTTCCAGGCTCCAACTACATTCAACGATGACGTAACTCTCGGTGATGCGCTATCTGACAACATCACGATTACGGGGAATCTGAAGCTCGAAAGCGCGAACGCCGGAGTAAACAAGGTCCTGACATGTGTTGACGCAGCAGGAACCGCTGCATGGACCACGCTTGCGGCGCCTCCCGTAACTTCAGTAAACACCAAAGTGGGGGCGGTCGTCCTCAACTCAAGCGATGTTGGGGCGGTCTCCGCTACAGAAAACCAGACAGTTTCAGGAAACAAGACGTTTTCCGGAAACACGGTGTTTGGTGGATCCGTCACCACCCAGGGATCCGTCACGCTTGGTAACGACACAACCGACGCAATCACACTCACCGGAAACCTGGTAGTTCCGGCGAACAAGGGCCTAAACAAGGTCCTCACCTGCGTTGACGGCACCACAGGCCAGGTTGGGTGGGCTGCCCCTCGAGTCAACTCGGTCAGAGGGTCTACCGTTTCACTAGCAAACGCCCAGACCGGGGATGTCTCCATCTCGGCGGCGGACGTTGGGGCGCCTACGGTGGCGCAACTCAACACGGTTTCAGCCGCAGCCTCGGCAGCACAGACCACGGCGAACACCGCCTCGACCGACGCGGCAAACGCCCTGACGGTCGCAAACGCGAAGCTGTCCTCCGTCACCACGACGACTACCCCTGATCGGCTCGGAGCCGGAGCGACGAACCTCACTTGCCTGAGTGGCGACGGTACGGTTGGAAATCCCCTCCGAGTTGAGGGAGCCATTCCATTTGGACCGGCCGCGGGAGACCTTACTGGTACTTACCCAAACCCAACCATCGGCTCAAACAAAGTCACGTTTGACAAGATGCGCTTGGTCCCCCCAGCGAAGCTCTTGGGAGGACCGACCACCGGGACGAACGATGGTCAGATCCAGGCAATCGGGCTCGGGAGCGGGCTTGCCTTTGACGCGAACGGCAACCTCTCCAATAGCGCCATCCCGACCGTTTCCGCGAGTGGAGCCAACACGTTCACGGGGGCCAACACTTTCTCCGGCAACGTCACGGCTACCGGGAACGTGACTCTTGGTGATGCGACCGCCGACGTTGTTCAGGTCTCTGGCACCATGCGGTACCTGCCGGTGGGGAGTACTACCCCCACGGTTGGTCACGTCCTGACCTGCAACAACGTGAACGGAACCGTTGCTTGGGCGGCAGCCCCCGGCGGATCTACGTTCACGCCGTCAAACACAGACATTGGCTCAACGGCGGTCTTGTACACCCTTGGAAACACACTAACGAACACGACGAGCTCTGGAGCATTTACGATGGCAACCTCCGGAACCACGATCACACGTCTCAGGGCCCCATCTGGACAAACGTGGCGTGGAACAGTCGTTGCATACACCGACGCTGGAGGCCAATTCGGCACACCAACCGTCTATTCGGCCGTGGTGACTTCATCGGCGGCTCCGACAACGGCAAACCTCTCTTCAGGCATCCTCGCCAACAGCTGCGTATGGACGCTTGTGAGGACCGCCTGATGCCCGCAGAACACGACGTCATGCTTGCCATTGGACGCCTCGAGGGAAAGCTCGACTCGCTCCTCCAGATGCGTCAGCAACAGCAGCAGGAGATCAAGGAACTTGACGGTCGGGTCCGTCACCTTGAACACACCAAGGCAATCATCATCGGAGGAGCTGGGGCCGTGTCGGCCGCCGTCTCCCTTCTTCTCAACCTCTTCCACAAGTAAACCATGCAGACCTTTACCCTCCTCGCGCCGACCGCCATGAGTTCCGCCCTCACCGGCAGCTCAACGCAATACCGACCGATCATGGACTCCGTTGGTGTTGCCGTGATTGAGATGAAGCAGGCCTCAACCATCAACCCGCCCACGGGATCGTGCACCATCGAAATCCAGGGATCGCTTGACGGTGCTGACTGGGTTGTCCTTTTCAGCACCTCGAGTGCTGCCCTGACCAAGCCGCTTGGGGTCACGCCTGACTTTGGCTCGGGTCTCGGCGGTTACCGCACGTTGGCTCAGGTCATCCAGACGATGCCGGTCATGCGCGTGTGCACTTCGGCCGCCCTCACCAACGGCGCAAACGCGCTAGTCTCGGTCATCCTCGCCAATGGCTGACGAATCCAAGAAGGTCCTCAAGGACCTTCACGCCCTCCTGTGCGATGAGCTGGTGCGGCGCATTAGGTCTGGGGAGGCGTCCCCTTCGGACCTCAACGTAGCCAGGCAGCTCCTCAAGGACAACTGCATTGACCAGATGGCCCTTGAGGGGACCCCCGTTCTGAAGCTCGCCCAGAGCCTTCCGTTCGATGCCGAGGTTGAGCGCAAGTTCGGTACCTGATGAATCCCAACATCGACCCGCGGTTGGCGGACTTCCGCAACGCGCTCTACCTGACTTGGTCATCAATCGGGCTTCCAGAGCCCACCAAGGTCCAGTACGAGATGGCGGAGTGGATCCAGAACGGCCCCCGCCGGCAGGTGCTCATGGCCTTCCGCGGGGTGGGGAAGAGCTGGATCACGTCGGCGTTCGTGATGCACCAGCTCATGCTCGACCCATCCAAGCAATTCTTGGTTGTGTCGGCCTCCAAGCAAAGAGCCGACGAGTTCACGTCGTTCTGCAAGAAGTTGATGGCTTCCGTGCCTCTGTTCCAGCACCTCACCCCTAGGGAAAACCAGAGGAACTCATCCATCGCCTTTGACGTGGCTCCGGCCCCCCCGAGTCACGCCCCAAGCGTGAAGAGCCTTGGCATCACGGGTCAGCTGACAGGCTCCCGCGCAGACTGGGTGATTCTGGACGACGTCGAAGTTTCCAACAATTCAGCAACCTCGACGATGCGGGAGCAGCTTCAGGAGCGTATCCGGGAAGTTGATGCAATCATCAAGCCTGGCGGGCGGGTGATCTTCTTGGGAACCCCTCAGACTGAGGAATCCATCTACCACATCCTCAATGAGCGTGGGTACGAGTGCCGCATTTGGCCGGCTCTCTACCCACCGGAGGCTGACATCCCTTCGTACGGAAACCGACTTGCGCCTTCAATCACCGAAGAGTGGGATGCTGGGCGGGTCGGCGAACCCACGGATCCAAGGAGGTTCTCAAAGGAAGACCTACAGGAACGTGCGCTCTCCTGGGGGCGCTCTGGGTTTCAGCTTCAATTCATGCTCAACACGTCGTTGAGTGACGCAGACAGATACCCGCTGAAGTTGAGTGACCTCATTGCCTATGGAGGCGACCCAGAGCAGGGCCCAGAGCGTCTTGTGTGGAGCGGATCCGCAGACCGTGTTGAGGAAGACCTTCCCGCCGTCGGGTTCAGGGGAGATCGGTGGCACCGCCCTCAGACCATTTCTGAGAAGTTCCTGCCGTATTCAGGATCGGTCATGGCAATCGACCCT